ACTGCTGTAGATGCCTCACATCATATGTCAGATGCCCTAATGTCCCAACTGCAAGTGAACCCAGTTTCAAAAAAGGTTGCTAAGAAGTTTGATGATGAGCTTAAAAAGAAATGGCCGGAGTGGAAGGGGGTAAACAACCCTGAATCTTTGGAGCTTCTTTCCACAACTACACAGGGGAAGAGAAAGCTATTTGTCCAGCAGGTAGCTATGGATGAGTATCAAAAAGGCGGTTTCCCCGATATAACTGAGACTCGATTTGCGATAACGGATCCGGATCAACTCCACCTCCCGACTGGATACGGAGGGCAGGTTATATCGAAGGCTGTGCCTAACGCAGACATTGTAACCGACCCGACTTTTGTTCACAAAACATACCCGAAGGGTGTGCGTGGCGAGTATATGGGCGGACTTGATGAACCCGTGCCTCAACAGGTATTATTCAGGGATTTTCACAAAATCAGACGCGAAGCTGGAAAAATCCCAAAAGATGACCCAAGAAGCATTGAGATGAGTAAGCCACTTCAGCGCCTCGATCAAGAGTGGCTCGACGGCGTGATGCAGTATTACGATGACCTAGGGGCAGGGAAGTTTGACTAATGGCAAAGAAAGTCGTAGCAACATTTGAACCGCGAACCTCAGTGCGCCGCCGTCATAAAAAACGTGGTCTGCACATTCGTAAGAAGCTCGGCCCGAAAAGCAACATGAGGATCCGGTAATGGCTATCGTCTATCGTGGTGAGCGCTTTGCCGGTTACAACAAGCCGAAGCGTACCCCCAAGCATCCGAAGAAGAGCCATGCGGTTCTGGCAAAAGAGGGTGACAAGATTCGCCTCATTCGTTTTGGTCAGCAAGGTGTGCGTGGTGCTGGCAAAAACCCTAAAACCAAAAAAGACAAAGCGCGAAAAAAGTCTTATTATGCACGTCACAACGCACAGGGTAAGCCGACAAGTAAGTTGTCTGCAAAATACTGGTCGCATAAAGTTAAGTGGTAGGAGTTAGATATGTACGAAAAAAGGAAACCAAGGAAAAAAGCACCAGTAAAGAAGGCTGCTAAAAAGGAGAAGAAGCGTTATGTCTAAGGGTGTAGCTCATTATTTTCGTGACGGCACTCGCCATAAAGGTGGTATGCACAAGATGTCAAATGGCGAACTGCACAGCGGCGCTCGTCACACTGCGTCAAGCAAGAAACTTTATCACTTTGGAGACCTTTCAAATACTGCTAAGAAAAAGGCAAGGAAACGGTCATAATGTATGTTACTGTTTACACGCGCAACCGTGCGGCTGAAAAAGCAGCAGCATTGGAAGCAGAAAAGGCAGCTAAGAAGGCTGCACCTAAGAAACGTGGTCGCCCACGCAAACAGAGGACAGAGAAATGATTTGCCCACATTGCGGATACCCCAATCCAAATGGTTATACAGAGCGTTGCAAAGGCTGTCGCAAGCCGCTAAGTGAAGCTCCTGTTGTTAAGGAAAAGCCTAAAGTAGCTAAAGTAGCTAAAACGGCTAAAAAGGCTAAAGTATCTAAGAAAGCATAGTTATGGCTAAAATGGACGACATTGAGTTTCAGGGCATTGTTCGCAATGAGATTGAACAAGCGCTAGGTCACTACGATACGGAGTACTCGCAAGACCGTATCGACGCGATGGACTACTACTTGGGCGAACCGTTTGGCAATGAACAGCCAGACCGGTCTCAGGTTGTAAGCACTGAAGTATCCGACACGATTGAACACGTCATGCCGTCCCTTATGCGTATCTTTACGCAGTCCGATGAATATGTGCGTTTCTCACCTCACGGGCCGGAGGATATAGCTGTAGCTGAACAGGCTAGTGATTACTGTAACTGGGTTATCAATAATGATAACCGTGGTTTTGAAATCATGCACAACTGGTTCAAAGATGCTTTGATTCTGAAAAACGGTGTCGTTAAGTTTTACTGGGATGAGAAAACAGATATTGAGACAGAAGAATACGCTGACCTCAATGATGAAGAACTGACCATCATCCTTGCCGACCCAGAGGTTGAGATTGTCGAGCAAGACGAGCGTACTCTCGGTGAGGACATGGTTACTCCCGACGGGATGATGATTCCGGCTCCGGTTCTCTATGACATCAAGGTTAAGCGCACCAAGACAGACGGCAAGGTCTGCATTGAGAATGTGCCGCCGGAAGAGTTTTTGATTACGAGCCGCGCCAAGTCTCTTGAGGATGCAGACTTTGTAGCGCATCGCTCGTCAATGTCTGTCAGCGACCTTGTGCAGATGGGTCACAGCCGAGACGAGATTGAGAAATATGCAGGGGTGTCAGATGTCGAAACTTCAGAAGAACGCACCAGCCGATTTGAAGACCTCGAGGGCGGCGCTCCTTACGACAGCCTTGACCCGACCATGCGCGATGTTCTCGTTACGGAATGTTATATTCGTTCTGACTATGATGGGGACGGGGTGGCTGAGTTTCGTCGTGTTCTTACAGTAGGCAACGGCTACCACGTTCTTGAAAACGAAGAGTGTGACCAAATCCCATTTGCTATCCTGTCACCTATCTTGATGCCGCACCGTGCGATTGGTCGCTCGGTTGCAGAGCTTGTGATGGACGTGCAGCTTATCAAGTCCACCCTGATGCGTCAGTTGCTCGACAACATCTACAACACTAACAACTCTCGTGTCGTGGCGGTTGAGGGTCAGGTAAACCTCGATGACCTGCTGACCAACCGTCCGGCAGGTATCATCCGCACACGCACCGCCGGTGCCGTGCAGCCCCTGCAAGTTCCAGATGTTTCATCGTCTGTCTTCCCCGCGCTGAACTACATGGACAGCGTTAAGGAGCAGCGCACCGGCATCAGCAAACAGTCAATGGGCTTGGATGCGGACTCATTGCAGTCCACTACCGCCACTGCTGTGGCTGCGATGCAAGCTGCTTCGCAAGGCAAGATTGAAATGATTGCCCGCGTGTTTGCCGAGACAGGTGTACGCGCTTTGTTCCGTGGCATCCTGCACTTGGTTACGAAGTATCAAAACAAAGAGAAAATCATTCGCCTGCGTAATCAGTTCGTGACAATGGATCCGCGTCAGTGGGACAACATGTACGACGTGCAGATTAACGTAGGTCTTGGCACCGGTCAGCGTGAGCAACAGCTTGCTACTCTGTTCCAGATTGCTGCCAAGCAAGAAGGAATCATGGCGACAATGGGGCCAAACAATCCGATTGTTACGCCTATCCAATATCGCAATACTCTGTCTAAAATCGCAGAGCTTTCTGGCTTCAAAGATGCCAGCGAGTTCTTCCAAGACCCGCGTAATGCTCCACCGCCTCCACCGCAACAGCAAGGCCCGAATCCAGAAATGCAAATGGAGATGGCTAAAGCTGAACAGGAGTTGGCTCTCAAGCGTGAGAAGATGCAACTTGAGTTGCAGTTTGAGCGTGAGAAGATGGCTGCCGAGTTGGACTTGCGCCGTCAAGAGTTGGAGTTTGAGCGTCAGTTGCGTTTGGAGAAGCTGCGCTCAGATATTGAGACATCTGTTAATCTGCCGAGGGTCTAACTATGGCTCTGCCAGAGATGCTGTCATTTGAGGACTTGCAGGACATATTAAATGTATCTGCACCCACTGGCGTATCTGCACCTCCTGCCATGCCTCAGATAGAGTTTATGGGTGCGCCAACCACAGTCGGTATGCCATCTCTGGTTGATGCCCCCGCCATGCCTTTAGGAGACATTCTGGGTAGTCAGATTACATATATTGACCGCCCACAAAACATAACTTACAGCCCCGAAAACCTGCCAGAGTTTATGAAAGACTTTGAGCAGATTAGCCCCACACTGTTTGCGCCTAGTCAAGGTGTATTTGGTCAAGCCCCAGAAGTTGACACAATTCAGCCACTGATGCCTCAGCAATATGTTGATGAGTATGCTGACCTTGAGAGAGCCTTTCAGGAGAGTATTGCGCTAGACCCGACTATGTTCGGCGGTATGTATCGCTCTGGCATTTATATGCCTACACAAACGATTGGCGATGAAGCCCCAGAAGAAGGTGTGTTTGATGTAGCAGGTGCGGCAGCGACGGCACAAGTATTGTCTGATATGTTCCCGCGTATAGAAAAGCCTGAAGTTGACCTTCCAGAGATTGACTTGGGTGGGCCAGAAATTGATGTGCCGTCTATAGGCTTGCCAGAGGTTGATGTTTCTTTCCCTAGCGCTGACATATCAATCCCAGAAATTGACCCCTCTCTCCCTGACCTGTCGGATGTTTTGCCTGACATTGATTTACCCTCTATTGACGTTCCTTCTGGTGGTATTTTATCAGATTTAATTCCTGACTTTAACCTGCCTGACATTAGCCTGCCAGAAATACCAGACGTAGTTGAGGAAGGCACCCAAGCTGTTGGTGAGATTATTAACTTAGTTGAAGACCCAAGCGTGAAAGCTGCTGGCGAGGCTATTGAGCAAATCAACATTGCTGGTAAAGAGGGTGGACTTGAAAGCGACATTGTTGCCGGCCCAACCGAGACGTTTGTAACGACCACCGCCGCAGGCGCTGCTATATCTGACGCTATTGAAGACCCAGACGCTGCAAATCTAGCACAGGCGTATGAGGCCGTTGACTATCTTACCAATACCTACGCTGGGAAAGATTTGCTTTCTGGTGGTGATTTGGCTGGTGAGTTTGGTTCTATTCTTTCAGGTATAGATGTGCTTGAGGACGGCATCGAAAGTCCAGCAGATGCCCTTGCTGTAGCAAAGGCTGCTCAGTCTATTGGTGCTTTGACTGGC